AACTCTGAAATAATTGGAATAGATAGCATTACATTGACCGCCTAACCACATTGGCTGTTTCTAAAATCATCTTTTCCATTTCCTTTTCAATGCCTTTACGCGCCTTATATACGGCAGGCCCGATAAGTCGAGTGCGACCTGCACCGACAAAACCAAGTTGGTTGCCAAGTTTGTTTGCGTTGGCACGGCCAGCGGTTTCAAAGATTGCGGTTGCTGGGTCTTTTTGCTCAATCAGGATGACGCCTACAGCGTTGCGCCGGGTGTCTATACGTAACTTGACACCGTTCTTGGCTTTAGCCACAGTAAACGGAAATAGTTGACGGCCTTTACTTGACCATTTGTACGCCATGCCAGACAACGGCACTTGGCTGTACACATCTTTTGCAGCGTTAATTGCTGGTTTGGCAATCTCGTTGGCTTGCGTTCTAAAGTCTTTTTGCAGCTGTGGGTCAATCTTTTTGAGCGCGTTAATAGTTTCTTTGACGCCTACTATTTGAATGGTTGCTGTTGCCGACATTGTTACCGCTTTCCTTGCTCGTTAATAACTGTAATCACTGTAAGCAAGTCGCGCGCGCCAAACGCTATTTGTTGTTCAGGCCAAAAACCTGTTGCGGCACAAACTTCGGCTAGTTGCCGTCGATAAGTGCCGCGTCCGTAGGGTTTGGGTTAGTCAAATCTGCTTCGGGTAGTACGTCCATTTCTGGGTTTTCTTTAAGCCATTCCATAAAGTCATCGGGCAGTTTTTCGCCTTTGACTTTTAGCAATGTGTACGCCCAAAATGACCAATCGCGAAACCCAGAGTTTTGTGCATCTAATGGTTTCTTGTTAAATTTTTCTTCCCATAACGCAATGCTAAACAACGTGGTGTAAAGGTACTCTGGCTCTGCATTGGTGGTACGGGTTAATTTGAGTTTGATACGCATATTGCCTGCCTTGTGTCGGGCCGTTGCCGGCTTGAATTAGTTACGCTACTGCAGTGCTGAAAACGCCACCAGTAAACGTAATGTCAATTGTGTCCAGTGCGCCTAATGCGGCATTGACAATTGGCAAGGTTTCTAGGTAGCAACCCGTAAGCGTGGACTCTGGGTTGGTTGCGCTAGTAGCTGCACTTGTTGGCTTAATCTTGACGGTTGTAGATGTGCCCACTAGTGCGGCCAATGTTGCGTAAGTCTCCGATGTTGCAAAACTGTTGTACATCGTCAAAGTCAATGTGCTGTTTTCTAGACCAGCAACATAAACGCGTGCGGTTTTGCCAAACGATGTGCTTTCCAATGCCTCGATCACGCGAGTTAAGTTGGCAGAGCTGCACTGGTCTGTCATGTCAACTGCGTTAACTGTGACAAGTGGGTTTGATAGGTAAGTACTGGTGGCCATCTGGGTTACTCCTCGTTAGGTTCTGTATTAGTTTTAGCACTTTTCTTAGTCTTAGGTGTGGATTGCTCAACAATGAAACCGCCAAAGAGTAGTGCTTCCACGTTGATGCCCTCTGCAGGCGTGTATAAGTCTCCCACAACGCCAAGTTTGCTGGATGCGATCAGGTATGTCATGCGGTTTGTGCCTGCACTTTCACTGTTAGGTCATAGCAAGGGTACGATGCGCCGCCAATGTCCAAAGACCCTGGCTGACCAGATAAAACGATTACAGGCGAGCCAAGCACTTTGGCTGTGATACTTAAAATGTCTCGTAGCACTGGCAACCCTGCAGGCCCAGAGCCAACAACTTTGATAGGGAAATCCATTGTTACAATGTTGCCGTTGCCGGCGTAAGTTGTAAAACTAGGCGCTTGGACAAACACACAGTTGGGCACAAGGCGTGTTGGGTCAGTTACACAGCGGATGCCGCTAACGGCCGTTAGAGAGGCTGCTAGATCGTCTATGGCCTCGTTTAACAGGTCGGTGTAAGCCATTAGGCAACCGCTGGTCGGGGGATGCCCAACAATTGCTTAACGATTGGTGTCAAGGATTGCTGGGTTGGTGTACCCATTGTGTCAAACGCGGCAAAAGCCGTTTCTATTGACCCTCGACTACGCCATAGAGCTGCGGCATACATGAGCGTGCCGAGCGTGACATCTGTGCCCGGTGACGTGCTTAATCCATCGTGGTAGAAAGACTCTTGACGCCTGCGGTAACAAAACACATTGGCGGCGTTTGTGGCTTGTGTGGCAAGCGTGTAATCGTCTGATGGGTTTGTGATCGTGACGCCCAAATATGTGACCAAATCGGCAACGGTAATCCACGTACAAAGTTGCGTGTAAACAACAGTGCCAGCGTAATCAATTACATAGTTAACATTTGTGCCAGTGGCGGCGTAAATGATTTGGTTTGGTCGAGAGACGTTTGCGTCAAACTCAAATTCGCCTGTGGTTGTATCCACCCCAATAAATTCATATTGGGGCAGATCAAGCACTTTGAATGTGCCGTTGAACGGCGCAGCCAATCCACTAACCGTAATGTTTTCCCCTATAGCAATTTCTGTTGGCTCTAACGTGCTGATGCACGCGTAGTTAGAGAGAAGTTGCTTGCTTGCTGTTGTGTAACTTGACATGGCGGTGAGGCCGCCTTCCGACTAAGCCTGTGTGATCTTTTGGATCATGTTGGCGTTGGCTTTGAATGTGCAGAAATATCCATGTGTGGAAATTCCGCGAGTCAAGGTAGATGGGTTGTCGACTGACAAAATGCCCTTCTGTTCCTCATAGATTTCAAAGCCAATGTCTTTCATGATGACCATTGTCTTTGCAGCAAAGTTGTTATCAACAACCATCTTGAGACCAAGTGGGCCAGTATTTGCCCAATCGGTAACGCTTGCTTGTCCAAGTGTGTTTTGTCCAGCAAGTCCTGGGCCGTTGACGTAACCAAAGATTGGTCGGCCAGCGGTATCGACAAGCTGCTGTACTGCAGCCCAAGTGTCTGGGCTAACAAACATGTGCGTTGGCAAGTAGTTTGTTGCGTTCAATGTGACGATTGCGGCGTCATAAATTGACTTCAACAAGTCGGTTACTGACAAGTCCCAAACTCCAGCGGATGTTGCTGCAGTCAACAAGTTGTCTGCTGCTTCGTTGTCGGTTGCAATCATATATTCGCCAAGCATGTCGTTGATAACGATCTGCAATGCGGCTGGGTCTGTGAAGTCGATTGTCTGGTAACTGATGTTTTGGTATGCAGCAAATGTCTTTTTGGTAACAGTGTTGTTTGCAACAACCATTGTGGTTGCCGATGCAGCTGCACCTTCCGTTTGTGACGCGGCAGTTGTGTGCGTTGTGATCGTTGGACGGTTGAAAGTTGCTGATGGTGTCGATGGCATTGCACGTGCGCCCAAAGCATTTACAACTGGACGCATAAAGTTCAAATCCTGAAATACAGGGCCTAACTCAACTTGAGTCAAAAGACCCGGCACACTTGTAAGAAATTCATCGCCTGCAGCTGCTTTAACTGTTGGTACTTTGTGATAGTCGTTGTAATCTTTAAAGTTCTGTTGAGCCTTGACCCATGAGTCTCCACCCTGATGGAATGACGCAATGTAATCCCAACGTGACATCAAACGTGGCTCGCGCTTCACTGATGCGGTAATTGGCTCTGTTGGAATGATGACTTCTGGTGCTGCTACTTCGCTCATGGTTTCTGTCTCCTGTGTAGGTTCTGTTTCTATAGTACTTATTTCTGGCTCGTCTTGGTGGATACTCGCCGCCACTTGCGTGATGACACTTCCCTCAAATGCTGGCTGGCTGACAAGACTTAATTCTTGCCATTTGGCTGACTCAATAACCATGACACCGTTATCGTCGTGCCATTTAACTGGCTGTACGCCAACCGATACTGCGTCAATTGTGCCGTCGCTGGCCAAGATCATGGCTTCGTCACCCAGACGGGTTGCCGATACTTTGGCTACAAACAGCATTGCGTCTGGTGTATCTAGGCGCTCGACCACTTGGCCAATGATTTGGGTTGAGTCGTGCTGCATGTAAAGTTTTGGGTTTTTGCCTTCGGCTGACAATGAACCGGGCATAAAACGCACTTGTGTGCCGTCTGAAACGGTTGCGGTTTTGCCGTACTCAACTGCGACACCAGAGATTTGGCGGCGTGGTGCGTCACCAGCTGCGGCGTCAACTGTGAACGTGGTTTCTGGTATAAGTCTGATCATGATGGTGATGTTACTCCCATAGGTGTGGCCATGTCTGGCATTTGTGGTGTTGCGTATTCGTTGATTAAGTAATCCTCGTAATCAAACTCGACGTATGTGCCGTTAGGCAAAACATTGTTTTGGCTTAGCGTGCTGGTGATGCACTCGGCATATGCTTTTGCGCCAAATGTCCAAAGATCGGCGCGTGCGCCATCGTTGCTGACATAAGAGTACGAGCCAACATCACAACCAACAAGGTAAAACGGGACATTACAAATTCGTGCCATTTCTTTGGCTTGAAACTCTGCAGAGTCAATTAACAACATTTTGTCTGGGCTGGTAGCGGTTTCTGTGTAAGTCAAATACTCGTTGAGTGCTGCAGTCTGATTGGTTGCGCGCGCAGCGTTAAAAGCGCTTGCTAGATCGGCTAATTCTTGCCCTGATAGCGGTTCGCCGCCAGTTTGTTTAAGTACGCCGGCTGGAATAGATGATGCGCTATTTCGGTATCTTGCGGCTTCAAGTTTGAGCGCTGTGCCAACTGATTGCGTTGACATTGACGTGATGCCTTGAATTGGCGACAAGAATTGCACAACATTATTTGCGTCTAGTTGATTGCCGTTAAAATAGATTTCTTTTGATGGCCCAAACCAGACCGGGCCTGTCATGTCGGTAGTTGAAATTGAGCCCATAGGCAAACGTTGAAAACTTGCGGGAAAACCGTCGGCTGTGCGTGATGTGATGTACCACATTGCTCGACCATAGAAAAACAAGTCATCAAATGTCCACGACAAAATAAAGTTGTTTGGTACGGCTGGGTCAATGCGACGCAACCAACTACGTGGCGCTAATGGCATTTTTTCCATGTCATCGCCATTCCACATTTCGTTGTACATCTGTAATTTCATGCAACCAATAACAGATGCGATCAAGTCACGCGCACGGCTGATTGTTGGTACTGACATGCAACGGTTGCGTGCTTCTCCTTCGGAAAAATTGTAATAAGACGCCAACGCTTGATTTACGCTGCCACCAGATGCGGCGGCTTTGGCTGGCGCTGGGGAAACGGCTGCCTTAGTTACTACGCGGTTAAAAATGGCCATGTTCTTAGTGTGTCACAGTCTGTGTCGTTTGTGGTGGCATCGACTCGGTATGCGATGCGGTATCCCGACGATAAGCAAGCCATCGAGCCGATGCCAATGTGAGCCTAGTGGTTATACGACAACGAGCATTGGTTTACCTGATGAAGTCGGTCGGCTGGTGAGAGCTGCTGCCCAGACCATGCACCTTGCCAACTCGATTGGGCCAGGTGATCGTTGGCTTGATAGCGCAATGCTGTTTTGTGAGCGAACAGCAACTGCACGGCTGACATGTTCGGCAAGTTGGGTTGAGCCGTCATGCCACAACAGTTTTTCGTTGATCATGTTTTTGACTGATGGCGTAAATTTGAGTATCTCGCCATATCCAACTACAACTCTGCGCCGCTCAATAGATAACGGCCAGTGATTGTCAACTGTTGGCGTGATCGCAAACTTGATTGTTGGGTTTGCACAAAGGCGCTCAACGTGGCTCAACATTTCGCTAAATGTGTCTGCCACAAACTCAACGGTTGCCACAGTACGGCGGTCAGGTAAAGCAACGCAACGCACAGCGAAATAACGTGTGTCATCAAGGCTGGTTTCTATGGCTACTGTGCCGCCCTCTGGTAGTTCGCCTTCGTATTCCAATGCAGGCCATTGGCCCGGTTGTATCCATGACTTGTCGGACGCCACCCAAAGGTTGCAGGACGCACGCAAAAACGCGGCTCGATCAGGGTTCTCTGACTCTGCGAGCAACGTGGCTTCGGTCAAAGTAATGCCCAATGCAGGGTTGCCGTACACCCATGCGGCTGGGGTCATCGGGTTGATGTCTGGCGGTGGACTCCATTCAGCAAAATAAAACGATGCGTTTTTGCCTGTGTCAATAGCCCTTAAACCTTGCTCGCGCCAACGCAACATGGCGGTGCTTGCCTCTGTGCCAGCCGTTGACCACATGCTCAAAAGTGGTGAAACTTGTGCTCTTTGAGCCGGCAAAAGTCCGCCGTCAATGACCTCGCGCGAAATATCCCACATTTCGTCAGCCACCACCAACGATGGGCTAGTTCCGTGACCTACAGAATTGTTTGCAGCGCGCACCAACCAGGTTGAGCCGTCAGGCATCGTTACTTTGTTACGCCCATATGATTTCATTAGGGTTGCGTTAAAACGCTGTTCTAAAATAGGTGATAGTTCGTCAAACAACATGACGGCCAGATCGAGCCTGTGCGCTGTAGATAACACGGTCTGTTTCTTGCCTCTTATCTTGGGCATCTCTGTAAGCCACCATCCAATGAGAGCTGTTAGCGCAGTAGTCTTACCGCACTGGCGCGCCGTAGAAACAAGGCTTACACGGTTAACTAACTCAAAGTTTTCATCGTAAAGCAGCTGCCCGTCAAGCGCGGTGTACTGCCAATCCATTAACTCAACATTTAGATGCTCGCTGGCCCATTCCCTAACTTGTGGCGCGAACGATCCCACGTGCTCTGGCCTCGATGTTTGCAATCGTGGCTGTGCGTGACCAATCCCTGCCGGTGCTGGCTGGTTAGGGCTGGTTGGGATAGACAAGAC